TCCGCGCGCGTCTCGCGGTCCTTCTCCCCTGGGACGCCCGTGGCAGAGGTGATCCGCTACGTGGCGGAGAACCTCGGCGTCGGGATGGGCAACGTGGAGAAGGCCCTGGGCGGGCGCCTCGAGGGGAATCTCCGCGTCTTCACCGGCGGGACCGTGGTTTCCGGGCAGGCCGCGGAGGAGCTGCAGCGGCTCTTCGATTCCGTGGACCTCGAGCACTCGATCCAGGGCGGAAACCTTCAGGTGCTCCCGCGCGGCGGCGCCCTCGAGGGGACCGCCGTGGAGCTCTCCCCGCAGACCGGCCTCGTGGGCTCGCCCTCGCTCAACACGCCTGCCGGTTTCGGCGGCTCCGTCTTCTCCGCACCGCGCGAGCTCACGTGCTCAAGCAAGCTGAACCCAGACCTCTTCCCCGGCCGGAAGGTCCAGATCCGATCCGAGTTCATCGCTGGACTTTTCCGCGTGTTCCGGTGCGAATACGTTGGGGACACGCGCGGGGGCGATTGGCACGCAAACCTGACGTGCCGATTCATCTAGGAGCGAACGAATGGCGGGAATGCTCGAAGACCGTTCCATCGGCGGCGTGATCCGGGCCGCCCTGGACGCCCGCCAGGAGCAGATCTTCACCGCGCTCCCCGGGCGCGTCGTTCACTACGACGCGGCGAAACAGGTGGCGGACGTTCAGCCCACCCTGAAACGCCCTGTCCGGCGCGCGGACGGCTCCACCGCCTGGGAAGAGCTCCCGATCCTCCCCTCCGTCCCGGTGCTCTTCCTCGCCGCCGGTGGCTTCCGCCTGACGCTTCCGGTGGAGGATGGCGATCCGGTCCTGGTCCTCTTCACCATGCGCGCGCACGCCGAATGGAGGCGGACGGGCGAGGTTTCGGAGCCGGGCGACCGGCGGCTCCACCACCTCTCCGGCGCGGTGGCGATCCCGGGCCTTCTCACGGAGGAGGGCGCCAGCAACGGCGCGCACGCCTCGCACGCCGTCCTGGGGACGACGGAGACGGCGATCCACGTCACCCCTTCGGAGGTCCTGCTGGGCTCCGAAGGGGCCGTGCTCCCCGTGGGCCGCGTCGGCGATGCGGTCACGGTCACAGCAACCATCCCCGCGGGCGCGGTGATGGTTCCGAACCCCACGCCCGGCGGCGAGCCCATCCCCAGCCCGGCACCCATCCCGATCACCGCCAGCGGCGTGATCGCCGCGGGCTCTCCGAAGGTGAAGGCGGACTAGCATGGACCTCGCGATCAACGACACCACCGGAGATCTCTACCTGGACGAAACGGGCGATCTCGCCGTCGTTACGGGCGCGGACGCCGTGGTCCAGGACCTCCGTTCCCGGCTCCGGTTCTTCCTCGGCGAATGGTTCCTGGACCAGCGGGAGGGCGTCCCCTACTTCCGCGAGGTGTTCGGCGTGAAGCGGCCGTCCCCTCTCGCCCTCTCGAGCATGTTCCGCCGGGTGGTCCAGGAGACCGCAGGGATCTCCCAGGTGGTGGAGCTCTCCGCCGTCTGGGACTCCGCCGCGCGGCACCTCGCCATCGAATTCGCCGCGGTCCTCGAGGACGGCGGCATCGTGACCACCCGGGAGACCGGGCCTTTCATCGTGGAGATCTGACATGGCGTTCGGCGTCACCCCGGAAGGCTTCCGGTCCAAAACGCTCGAGGAGATCCGGGCGGAGCTCGAGGCAGAGCTCCGCGAGCTCTTCGGCGACGAGATCAACCTCTCGAGCTCCTCGCGGTGGGGGCAATTCGTCGGGATCTTCTCCTCGAAGGTCCGGGAGCTCTGGGAGCTCGCCGCATCCGTCTACGCCTCCGCGGACCCTGACAGGGCCAGCGACGCGGCGCTCGAGGCGGTGGCGGCGCTCACCGGGACCGTTCGACGGGCGGCCTCCCGTTCCGTGGTCACGGCGAGCGTCACCGTGGAGCCGGGCACCTACGCGGCCGGGAGCCTCGTGGCGAACGTCCAGGGGCGCCCGGCCATCCGCTTCCGGAACCGGGACGAGGTGGTCAACGCCACCGGCGGCGCGCTCGTGGTTTCTGCCGTGTTCGAGGCGGAGAGCACCGGCCCCGTGGAGGCCTCCGCGGGCACCTTGACCGCCATCGCCACCCCGGTCTCCGGGTGGTCGGCGATTACCAACGCGGCGGACGCGGTGGAAGGGCGCAACGCGGAGACCGACGAAGAGCTCCGGCGGCGGCGCCTCGAGGAGCTCACGCTCTCCCCGGGCTCCGCCCTGGACGCGATCCGCGTCGCCCTCCTCCGCCTCGAGGGCGAGGGCGAGGACGAAGAGGCGCGGGTGGTCTCCGTCACCATGTTCGAGAACGACACGGACACCGTGGACGGACTCGGCCTCCCTCCGCATTCGTTCGAGGCCCTGGTCCACGACGGGACCCAGGACGGCTCCGCGGTTTCGGACGCGGTGATCGGCGCGGCGATCTGGGAGGTGAAGCCCGGCGGCATTCGCGCGCACGGCACCACCGCCGTCACCGTCCAGGACTCCCAGGGGACGGATCGGGTGGTCCGCTTCTCGAGGCCTGAAACCATCGCCGCCTACCTCGAGATCGATCTCGAGACGGACGAGGAGCTCGGCTGGGACCCGGACGCTTCGCCCCAGCTCGTGGCGGAGGCGGTGGCGGAATGGGGCGACGTGAATATCCGCGTCGGGAACCCGCTTCGCCTCTCCGCGCTGAACGTCCCGATCTTCACGGTCGCGGGCGTGGTGGACGTGCTCGAGATCCGCGCGGGCTTCACCGCCTCGCCGGTGGGGACCACGAACCTCACCGCCGGAGCTCGAGACCTGATCGACCTTGACACCTCACGGGTTGCCGTTTCGGTCCCGTGACGCGGCAGGGTGAATTCTGTTAGGTGTAGGACGATGCGGCGCGCGGCCGCGAGGGAGAGAACCAATGGCATACGGAACGGCATACGCGAACGCGGAGCTGGACGACATTTACGCGGGCACCCGCGGCGTCGTGACCCTCTCGATCCACGACGGCGATCCCGGCACCACCGGCGCCAACGAGATCACCACCACGGGCGGCCGCATCGCCGCGGCCGGTCGCTTCTCGGACCCCGCCGCGAACAAGCAGAAGTCCAACACCTCCGTCCTCGAGTGGACCGGCGTACCCGCGGACAACGTGGCCTACGTCGGCGCGTGGATCGACGGCGTGTTCTACAAGGGCGGAGACGTGGACCCCGACGTGGTGACGCAGGAAGGCAACACCTTCCGCATCGCCATCGGCGGCTTCACCGACACCATCGACTAACCCGCGCGCCTCGCCTCCGCCGGAGCACACGCCATGATCGGAACGTCCTACGCGAACAGCGATCTTGACGCCGTGCTCGGCGGAGCTAGAGGCGCCGTTACGCTCCACCTCCACGAAGGCCCGCCCATCGGAGCGGCTTCGGAGAACGAGCTGGCGGGGTACGAATCCCCGGACGTGACCGGGCTCTGGGACCCGGCGGCGGACCATCAGGCCGCCAACGCGGTCCCGTTCTCCATCGCCATCACGTTCTCCGACCTGCCCACGCGCACGCTCACCCATTTCTCGCTTCGCGTCGCGGGCGTCCTCTGGTGCGAAGGCCCGATGGACGAGCCGATCATCGTGACGGCGGGCGGCGTGCTCGAGATCCCCGCGGGCGGTCTCGTGGCGCGGTTGGGCGAAGCCGCCCAGGAGCCCGGCGATCTCGCGGCCGCGCGCCTGATCCTGCCGGAAGACCTCCGCACGACATGGGCGCCGGGCATCCCCGGCGGCATCCCCACCGAACGCACGGTCCACACGAACCTCGCCGGGAGCGTGGCGACGGACGGCACCGGCGATGCCGTCTCCGTGATCAACGCGGCAATCGACGCGGCGGGCGCGGCCTACCTCTCCTCTGGCGTGATCCAGGAGGTGGTCCTGCCCGCCGGGACCATCCGCATCGCGGACGCCATCCTGATCGACTTCTCTGGCGTGGTGCTGCGCGGGCAAGGGGCGGGGACCACCACCCTTGTCATGGATTGGGGCGACACCGGCGGAACCGCCATCCGCGTCGGGCGCGGCTGGAACCTCCTCTCGCACACCGGCAGGCAGGCGCGGCCTCTTGCGGCGGATGCGGTCAAGGGCTCGAACCAGATCCAGCTCGCCAACGCGGACGCCTCCGGAATCCTCGTGGGCGACATTCTTTGCATCGACCACGAAGACGAGGCCTTCGTTCAGATCGGCGACGCGATCTTCCGCAAGCGCCAGCCCACCGCCGACAACCACGGCCCGGCGCTCCGCGTCGCGGGCGCGTGGCGCTCCATGACCACGCTCGCAGAGGTCACGGCGCTCGAGGTCGGCGCCACCAACACCACCATCACCCTCCGCGACCCGTTGCACCGGACCTGGAAGGTCTCGCAGCTCGCGCAGGCGTGGATCAACGGCGCCACCGAATGGTCTTCCTCCCGCTCCACGATGCAGGGCGTGAAGTGGTGCGGCGTGGAAGATCTCACGGTCAAGGGCGGCACGGTCGGTTTCCCGTACACCGCCTATTGCTGGGCGAAGGGCGTGGAGGTGGACGGCCGCCCCGGCACCGGACACAACGGCGTCTCCAACCACCTCTTCCATTGCTACCAGAGCTATCGGAACGAGATCCGCGAGTGTTTCGCGCACCA